CGGCTTGAAATTCAGGAGTTGGTTTGACTTCCCAGATTGCTGGAGATGGTAAATTTACCGTCTGAAGGGATGGATAGGGTGAAGACATTACTTTAGGACAGATACCACATTATGAAAGAAGACGCATTGATGCGCTGAAGAATTAGTGAGTAAAAATAGTTTACTATTAGTTCCGATGGCTGCTTCTGCTGCGATGAATCTTCAATTGAAGAAATTCAACATGTCTCAAATACCGGAAGATGCAGTCTGTATTTTTATTGGACGAAGGCGTACAGGAAAATCTACACTCGTCCGGGATGTGCTATTTCATCACCGAAATATGCCTCTCGGTACGGTTATCAGTGGTACAGAGGAATCCAACGATTTCTACAAGAAGATGGTGCCACCACTCTTTATTCACGGAGCATATACACCTGTCATCCTACAGAACTATGTGGCGAGACAGAAGCTCATCATGAAGAAAATCATGGAGGAGCAACAGGCAAGAGGGCAATCCAGTATTGATCCTCGTTCCTTCTTGATTCTGGATGACTGTCTCTATGACGACTCCTGGACACGCGATCTCAATATCCGCTACCTGTTCTTGAATGGGAGGTGGGTGAAAGTGTTCTTTTTGATTACGATGCAATATCCTCTCGGCGTGCCACCCGTGCTGAGGACGAATGTGGATTATGTATTTATTCTGAGGGAGCCATATCTGAATAATAGGAAGCGTATCTACGAGAATTACGGGTCGGCATTCCCATCCTTTGAGTTTTTCTGTCAGGTCATGGACCAATGTACACAGAATTACGAGTGTCTAGTGGTCAGTAACAACACACAGAGTAATAAGATTGAGGACATTATCTATTGGTACAAGGCCGAGTTACACGGAGATTTCCGTATTGGGTTGCCTAGATTCTGGGAGCACAGTGCTGCGAACTATATTGATGCGGAGGCGGCGGAGACGAATCGCTACGACCCATCTGCTGGACAGAGGTTGAAGGGGCCTGCAATTACAATTAGGAAGGTCTAAGGCATTTTATGACAATTATAGCCTAAGCATTATTAGAATGCTTGGACTATCAAATTCCACTCTTTTTGTTTTTATGGTCGGCCTCATGGCAATTGTTGTCCTTCATGCTGGAATTGTGCGGATACATGAGGGATTCAAGGCAGGAGAGGCCGGTATAAGATGCGGTGTTGATTTACCCACGTGTGCTGGCGGGACACAATGTCTGAATGGATTCTGTCAGAGAATGGATATACCACACCTCCAGGAGAATCAACTACCTGTACTGTGAACCTTTAAATCCACGAGCATTTTCTGAGATAACATCAGAAGGAATGTCACTGAAACTAACATCCGGTATTGGTTTAATTCTGGTCGTGGCATTTGTATGCTTCGTCCTTGTAAAAATCTTTGCAGCCTCTGCTACAACCAGGCATTTCGGAAGATGGAAGGGTGGTTCCGCCAGACTCCCTTGTCTCTCAGGCGGTAAGTGCCCCATGGGACAAACATGTATGGGAGGGTTCTGTTCCGAGGGATTTACGGCTCCCTTATTACCAAGTATTGATATGTCCTCTTGTGGCGCAAAAGAGTGTCAGGGAATCAACGCACCCTGCGCCAGGACTGGAACTCCTTGTGGGGAGGGCACTTTTTGCCAAGGAAATACCTGCGTAGGTATTGCTGCCCCCGACCGCGGCGAGGCTTATAAGCAGATTGGTACTCTGTTAGAGTAAATTTAGACCATTGTATTTTCGGGAACAGCTGAAACAGTCACACTGTCCGAAACAATCACACTGTCCGAAACAGTCACACCAGAAACGTCGGTAGTAGCCTCGCGTTTCCGTTGCATAGCCAAATCGGCCGGGCCATCAAACATAGACCCCCAACCCTCTGCTGCTGGGCCTCCGGATGCGGCTGCGGTTTCCGGGCTACCCTTCTTCGCACCCTTCGTCATCTCTGTACGCTGCTCTGCCACGAACTTCTCACGCGACTCCTCATTATTCTTGTAGGCCTTCATGAGTGTATTAAGTTGGTCCTCAGCGTATTCTTGCTCCTGGACCTGGTGGGGCTTAGGATCCCATGGAAGCCATTTGCCGACCTCACCCAGAAAGATATTATGAATGGTGTCATTGCGCTGGAGTTTCTTAGACAGGGCTACAGCCTCCGCGTGGGTCCCAGTAACTCCCCGGACCTTCAAGCCACGAATGGATGTCCGGAACTCATTCTTGGCGAAGAAGTCCTCCTCTAGCTTTGTCTGGTTCTTGAAAAGGAAGTCGTCGTAGGATTCCTTGATAGTGGTCTTCTTGATAGACGCATCATTATCCTTTACGAATGTACTGTATGTCTCCAGAATTCCACCGATATTGAGCCTAGACTTACGGCAGTGTGCGGCTGCTCCACTGAGATCTGGGCCGAGGCCATCAAGGCGGTCTGCCTCCTTTGTAAGGCCGTCATTCACTCCCCGGACAAGATTCACAAGGAAAGTCTCAAGGTTCTTCATCTTGTAGTCAACCTCGTACTGCTTCAGGAACTCTCCGAAGAAATACTGATCCTTGTTCTCCAAGACGGCCTCGGGGCTGAGGAAGGAAAGAAGCACGAACTTCTGACTGCGGATCTCAGGATCCTCTTCTAAGAAATCCTCACGGGGTGGCTGGCCTGCGCTGGAACTCATGGTGTCTGACAGGTATAGATATAAAGTCTTAAAGTAAGCAAACGCATATAGTACCCGAATAAAAAATCTAGGCTTCAGTTATAAGAAATGGACCTTTCTCTCGGTGACGTTCTCACTTCTCTCTTAAAGTATCTCATTGAGGGCCTGGTGGTGGCCTTCGTGGCTGTCCTGGTGATGAACCCCAAGAAGCCTAACTTTGGTGAGGTTACCACCATTGGTGTGGCTGCCTTTGCCACCTTTGCACTCTTGGACACCTTCTCTCCCTCCATCGCCGTTACGGCACGCCAGGGTGCCGGGTTTGGTGTAGGCGCCAACCTGGTTGGGTTCCCCCGCATGTAAGACGGGTACCTCTTGAGTATAATTCAATGTAAACTCATATAATATTCAGACAATGTCTGTATATTATATGATAGGATAGATTAGATGAAGATCTCATTATTGAGCCAAAATTTAGGAAATAATAATGTATATGAAATAAACCCTATTACTCTTATCACAAAGCATGCTAAGCTGCCCACCGTAACAGACCCTGATATTCATGTTGAATTCACGCAAGAAGATAAGAGGTCACTAGATGTTATGAAACCACTCATACCTCTACAATCATCTTTAGGACAATCATATATTATGATTGGTAGTGAATCACTTAATAAAAGGGCAGTAAAAGGAAACGTAATTACCAAGGTCTATGTGCGCAGTGATAACCCCAATCTGTTTGTCCATGGACGAGGTCATTTAGATATAAAAATGGAAAAGGGAGTCATAAAGGGGCCCTTGGCGAATATTATAGGGGTATTCAAACCTGTCACGAAAGGTGCTACATGGATTAAAGTGACAAATACAGACACTAATGAATCATATCTGTTTGTGAATATGCATTTACCAATTGATACTGGGAAGTGGGCTATGGGGGAAAAAAATCGTACTTTAGGAAATATGTATCGCATAGAATCCTTTAAAAGAATTATTAGTAAGATTTACGAAATATATGAGATGGATCCTAAATTAAAAATAATAATGGGTGGTGATCTTAATTTCAGAAATATAGAAGGTCAAGATCAATTGACTGCGCTCTTAGATGAGATGCAATTGAATAGTAACATGCCATATAAGTTTACAGAATTATCTAAAAATAAAGGTGCCACCTGTAAATATTTAACTACTTGTTCATTTAACAGGACAAATCACGAGGCATGTCTTGATGAAAAACGCGCGCCTAGTAGGTGTGACAGATTTTTAACGAATGCGTGGAGGAATATAGATAAGAATACATTGAATTTTAATAATTTTGTCTTAGACCCTATATATGATCATAATGCCATACATGTGTCATTTGAATTTGAGGAAAGCACGACGCGTCCTAGAATAAATGTACACTTTCATTTAATGAAACCCTTGAATTCTCCTGGGACCCCTGTGAATTCTCCTGGGACTCCTTTGAATTCTCCCCGTACACCCGCATCTGGGGGTACACCCGCATCTGGGGGTACACCCGCATCTGGGGGTAGGAGGCGCACTTTACGAAAAAATAGTAAGAAAAGGCGTACCTTAAGAAAGGCGTACCTTAAGAAAGGCGTACCTTAAGAAAGGCGTACCTTAAGAAAGGTGTGCCACTAACCACTAAGTATAATCATACACTGTCACTGGCAATAGAAGACCTTCGGTAAGGTACGAAGGCGTGTCTAGGTGGGTTTGTTAATGGAGGAGGTGGTTGTTGTGGTATGCCGAAGCAGCCATTGAGGCAGAAGGCGAGTATGAGAGGTAATATTACAAATGTAGTTATTGATAATGCAAATATGAGGCCTATCATAATCAGTATATCTATTGTGATGGTTGAGCATGTGAAATATTTATTACATATAAACGCCATAGGTATAAATATAATGGGTATTACAAATATTAATAACCATGTAAGAAGATATATTGGGTTTCTTCTTAAATGATTATAGCATTGAGAAATATCATTATTAAGACACTGTTGCATTCATGTATACATTATACATTGTTATATAGGTATCAATTTTATTTGAACCCTACCTTTTTCTCTCTCATTGCTTCTGCTACACGAGCCGTTCCAGGCTTAGGAGTTTTATTCTTCTTAGTTTTATTCTTCTTATTTGGTGTAGCTGGTGAACCCTTCGCAGCCTGTAGTCTTTTGGTTACTGCTTTTTGACCTTCGCTTTTAGCAGCCTCTTTAGCAGACCCTTTAGGGGCCTTCTCAGCTTCAAGTTTTTTAGCATCCTCTATTACTCTCTTAATACGATCGGCAACAATTTTTTCCTCTTCTGGATTTCTAGGTGAACCAGTATCTTCATTCGGTGTCATAGGTGATTTACTAGTTGATGTCGTAGTCGGAGCAGGAGGAGCAGCAGGAGAAGCAGCAGGAGAAGCAGCAGGAGAAGCAGCAGGAGAAGCAGCAGGAGAAGCAGCAGGAGAAGCAGCAGGAGAAGCAGCAGGAGAAGCAGCAGGAGAAGCAGCAGG